ACTTCAATTACTCGGAGAAGTCCCTGGATCCGGAGGATTTCATGGCGTTCACCACTTTCAACCCCCGCGCTTTCGAGCATATCTGGCGCAAGTGGCAGCCGAAAGGCAACCTTGTGTTTGCCGAACTTCCTCCCGAAGCCCAGAACACGCTGCTTGATGAACTCAGCAAGAGTGTGAAATTCGAGTTGGGCTGGCATTACATCAACGGCGAGTTCGGGAGTGATGACGACCACCTTTTTAACGGTATCCTGACACAGGCTGCCAAGGACTCGGACGTGATAGTGGTCCCGGCTCCTGCCGATACTTCCATGATCGGCAAGTTGAAGGCTGTCCGCAAGGCCATTCCGAAAGCCCTGCGCGAGAACCCGAACCTGCGTATCCTGATGAGCATCGATGACTTTGACAAGTACGATGACGAACTGACCGAACGCGAGTACAAGAATACGAGCGAGACGGACATCAACAAGAAGCGTTACAAGGGTATCACCATCGAGACGCTGAACTCCTGGCCTGATGACCTTATCGTGGCCACGCTCTGCTCGATGAGCGCCGACGGCAACCTTTTCGCTGGTGTGAATCTCCAGGACGACGAGGAGGTGATCCAGATTGACAAGTGGATGAACTCCAGCGAGCTGTACTTCTTCAAGCTGCTTATGAAGGCCGACACGGAAATCGCCTTCGGTGAGGAGTTTGTGGTGCTTGACACCCGTACCGACCCGGTGTTCAAGGCGGTGGAACGTACCATTTCAGCCGACCCTTCCGCCCTTTCGTTCAAGGCCGCAGGTGAGAGCAAGTATGTGACAGTCACTGCATCCGGTGATTATAGTGTGACATCCGTCCCTGCCGGTTTTACGGCGGTCGGTACCGATGACGGGCTGAAAATTACCGCCGAGGTGAACAGTAGCGGCAAAGCAGTATCCGGTACGCTTGTGGTAAGCCTGGACGCTGATCCGGAAAAGAAGGTTGAAATAGTGTTGTCCCAGGTGGCCGCTGATGACGAGGAAGGCGGTGCGTGATGGGCAGGCTGAAGTATCTGGTCATTCATTGCACGGCTACGCCTGAAGGGCGTGAAGTCAGTGGCGCAGAGATTCGCGCCTGGCACACGAACCCGGTATCCAAGGGTGGCCGCGGCTGGAAACAGGTCGGGTATACTGACTTGTTCCATCTGAATGGCGGCGTGGAACGCCTGGTGGACAACAACGAGGACGCGAACGTGGACCCTTGGGAAATCACCAACGGCGTGGCCGGCTATAATTCCGTCAGCCGTCATATCGTGTATGCCGGCGGTGTAGCCAAAGACGGCAAGACCCCGAAGGACACGCGTACGGCGTGCCAGAAGCGTGCGCTTGAGAAGTACGTGAAAGACTTCCACCGCCGTTTTCCTGATGTGCGTATCGTGGGGCATAACGAACTGGCGGCCAAAGCCTGCCCCAGTTTTGACGTGCGTAAGTGGCTTGTTTCAATAGGTATCAGACAATAATAAACGGCAAGAAGATGGACACCCTGATAAATTTTTTAATGTTTGCCCTCCCCGGCGGTTTTGTCGGAAGCATCTTCACCTGGCTGTTCGGCCGGCGCAAGCGTGACAACGACATGCTGTCCCAGCTTCAGGCGTCCATCAACCTGCTGAGTGAGGAGAACCGCAAGATTCTGGAGGAGAACGTGCAGCTCCGGCGCGAGAATGCCGACCTGAAAGCGAACCAGGAGGAGATGATCCTGAAGCTGTCGTGCCTGACGAAAGAGGTCGAGCGGTTAAGAAAAGTAATAAGTAAACAATCGGTAAATGATGAAAGACAGAATCCGGGGGTGGACCCCCGTAATCCTATTATTGCTCGCCGTGTTCCTGCTGGCAGGATGCGGCACGTCCAAAGAGAGCCGGAACCTTCAGAGACAGGGCACGGTGCGGGCGGAGAGAATGACAGACAGCGCCGCCGTGTCCGCGGACGTGGCAGTAACAGCGGTGCGCAAAATGCAGGATCTTTTGGCGGACCGCCGGAGTTCGACCCTGATGCAGGAACCGGTTCCGGCACAGGAGGCGACTTTGACGATTCCCTTTCAGAACCTCCTTGACCTTCCCGAGGGTGCCGGTTACCGGCACCGGGACGGGCGTGCCTCGGTCGATATCCGCAGGCAGGGGGATTCCCTGGCAGTCACCGGGCATTGCGATTCGCTCATGCGGCGCTGCCTATTCTATGAAGAAGAAGTTTTTCGAAGGCAGGTCCGGGAAGACAGCCTGCTGCAAACAGTTGAGTTCTATAAGCAGGAACTTGTGCGTATTCGTAGCGAAACCGAACAGGACATAACAGAGGTCAAAACGGAGTTCAAACAACGTTTTAACCCCGTTAAAATCTCCCTCATTGCCTTTATCGCCGGTATGGCATCCGGCATAGTATTAACCGTTTTAATAAAGAGACGACTGTATGAAAAATAACAAGAATTTCATTTATGGCATCGCCGTCGTTACGTTCGGTGCCATGACTATCGGCTGGATCGAGAAGGGCAGCTGGGACTGGGGCGGCACGAAGCCCGAGAGTGTCGATGTCGAAGCCGAGCAGGTTCCCGACGCCCCCGTCCTGACATTGCTCCAGAAGAACGGGCAGGTATCGCCCACGTTCAACCTTATCCAGCTGGACTATAAGAATATCAAGGCCGTTTTGGGCGGCACGCTTGTAGGTCCGGCGGATGCCCCGACCGGCTGGAAGGCCCCGACCGAACTGGTGAACCTTTCGGGTCCGTGGACCATCAAGTTCGTATCCGGGCAGACGATGTCCATCCCGAACGGTACGATCCTTGCGAACCTCGGCGGGAAGCTGACGCTGACGGAGGTTTCCAAGCTGGAATGCCAGTTGAAGGTGAACAAGCCGGAGGACGGCTCTTCCCCTTACGAAATCAATGACACCGCGGCAGTGGAGGGCTAACGCATGGACGAGCGTGAAGCGAGAAAGGTGCAGAGGGAGGCATCCGAGGCATTGCTTGACCTGGGTGTCTCCCTTCCCCTGAAGGAATGGCGCCTGCCTTTCATGAAACGCCCCGTGCGGTGGCGCGTGACCATGCGCCGCCCGCGCCTTGCCGGGCAGATATGCATCGTGAGGTTGTACCTCTCGATGGGTGTCTCCCCCGAGGAGGTTTTCTCCTTTGCCGGGCGTGAGCGGCTGGAGTTCCTGGCACGGAACGGCGTCAAGGTTTCCCGCATGGTGGCCCATACCCTCTGCCGCGGCCCGGTGAGCCGGCGGCTTCTTGTCCGCCCCGTGGCATGGTTCCTGCGTGAGGCCGTGGAGCACCGTTTCCTGCTGGGCGCCCTGGAGAAGTTCATCAGCCTGATGGGGAGCGAGTCTTTTACGAGTATTATCAGCTCGATCGATCGGGCGAACCCGATGAAGTTGAGAATGAGCCAAAGAAGGAAGGGGAGTTAAGGACCGAGTTTGAAGGTTCCCATAGCCCCTTCGGTTTTATCTGGAACATCGCGAGCGCCACCGGCTGGACTGTGGAGTACATCCTGGAGAAGGTGAACTACCAGACGCTCATCCTGATGCTGTCCGACGCCCCGCGTTACGTCCGCCGGTCAGCAGCTGACTCCAAGGTTCCGCAAAGCGGTGGCGGTGGGATTGATCCGGAAGCCGCCGCCCGTGAAGCCGGCGACATAGTGAATTTTTACCAAAGCAATTTAGAACTGTAAACGATGAAGCCCGTAGAAATCGAATTCCTGATGAAGGACAACCTGACGGGGGGCCTTGACAAGGCCGGCCTTGCCGTCGATATCCTTGCCGAGAAATCGGAGAAGGCCGCCGCTGCCATCAACGCCCGTATTTTAGAGCAGCGCAAGGTCATCGACCGGGTGAATTCCGACCTGCACCGGATGGAAACGCAGCTCCAGAACATGAAGCCCGGCCCGGCGCAGGCGGAACTTGCCGCCGACGTGGCGGCCTGCCGCAAGGTCCTGGATGAGGAGCGTGCCGCCCTTGAAGGGCTTGAAAAGGAGCACCGCGAGGCGGAGAAAAGCGTCCGGAACCTCCGTAAGGAGTACGAGCGTATCTCCCTGGAGGAAGAACGCGCCGCCGCCGGCAGCAAGAGCCTGACCGACAAGATCCGGGAGCAGAAGGAAGTCATCGGGCAGATTGAAAGCGACATCAAGTCGCTGGAGAAAGCCTACCAGGGGGCCGCACCCGGCAAGGCGAAGGTAGCCGCCCTGGATGAACTGAACGCCGCGAAGAAAGCGCTTGAAGAGGAAAAGGGCGCCCTTGCTGGGCTCCAGGCTGAACAGGAGAAGACGCGTGCAAGCAGCAAACGCCTTTCCATGCAGCTGCGTGAGCTCCAGGACAACATGGCCCGCCTGCGGCTGGAAGGGAAACAGGACACCGAGGAGTACCGGAAGATGGCACAGCAGGCCGCTCTTCTTTCCGACACGCTTGCCGATCTGAACACCCAGACGAAGATCCTCTCGCACGATGACGCGAACCTCCAGGGCTTCATGTCGGGCTTGAGCGGCCTTGCCGGTCTGTTCACCACGGCCACCGGCGCGCTGTCTCTTTTCGCTTCGGAAAACGAGAACCTGGCAAAGATCCAGACGCGCGTGCAGAGCGTGATGGCCATCACGATGGGG